TATCATCTCACGAATCTTAGGATCATTTATAAAGGCCATGTGTGTAGTAATGTGAGCTTCCTGATCTTGATATATAAATGCTTTAACGGGTTTGCCATTAATAATATTCATATTCTCTGTAACAGGGTTTGCTTCTTTTACATCTTCTTTATCAGGTATTAGCTTGTCTATATTTTTAACACCTAATACTTCTAGCATCTGGCGGTTAAGTACAGGTAAGTCGTAGATATCAGGGTTAGATTGTGCAAGCTGCATAACCGCTTGGTACTGTACTACTTTCTGCGCCATTGTTGCGGCGTTCGGATCAGCAACGGGTATTAAGTTAACTTTATTATAGTCTTCTTGTTTAGCACCGGGTGTTCCTGTCGAAGGGTCATATTGATAATCTGGATCTGTGTAATCACGAATAATATCTTTAAGTAATGAGAACTCTTTTTTCATAGAGTAATAAATGCGTGCGTTAACCGCAGACATTACTTTGAGTGTTCTTTCTAAGATAGCAAGTGTTGAACCTACAGGAGAGTTAGCTGACATATCAGATACTTTCATATCAGAAGCACTAGCGAACCTTCGCCCTTCACTAACAATCTTATCCATTAATACTGAAAGAACTTGGCTTGGCTCTTTATAAGGAAGAGGCATTAAGTTATCGCGAATACTCCCTGAAGGTACATCAACGTCTCGCCATTCTGCTGGACCTATAGGAGTATCATCTCCTTTAATCCTAAGTCCTCTAGCTTTAAATCCGCCGGGCAGGTTAGAGAGTGTACCAGCATCGACAAGTTGACGAAGGAGCATAGTCCCTGATTTCGCAAACCCCCCAACGAGATGTATTAAACCAAAACAGTAGAAACCAAATCCGGGTATATACCCATAGTGAACAAAGTGTTGTCTACGTGTTTTTAAATTATCTTCTTGTTTCCAATTACGGCGAATAGCTAGGATCTCAGTTGTACCTTTATCTATAGTTACAACATAAGGTAGAGCTATCCCTGTCTTTTCACCATCGTCTTCATCTTCATACCCTTCCAGATCAAGATCAACATTCATTTCTAGAATCTTATAGCGATCATCATTAGTCGCATCGAAACCCATTTGTTCAGCAATCTTTTTCTCTACTTCATCAAGATCGTAGCCAGGATCACCTAGCTCAATGTCACGATAAAAGTTCATTTGCTGTAGGTTGTGTAGTTCTTGTTTAGTTTTTCGCATTACGTGAGTAACACGCTCTGCTGTTTCTAGATTAGATGCACCGTAAGGCACAACCATATCTTCAGCAGTAACGAATACAGATACTTGACGTTGTAGTGCTGGATCATAATAAACTTTCTTAAACGCATTACCTGCAAGGCCAAGACCCCATAACATTCTTTCATGCTCTGGGCGATACTCAGGCATCTTATCCATGAGCTGATAGTTCATATTCTCTTGTACACGAGCTGCAGCTTCTAAACACTCTGGTGTTTCTTTGCCAATAATAGAAGTCTTAACAGGTCCCGCTGCAGGGAATGTCTCCATCATAGTTTCTGCTTGGAACTTAACGAGTGCTTCAGATAAGAGTGGGTGATATACAGCGCAAGCCCCTTCCCAAGGCTCACTTCTTTGTTCTATTTTAAGACCTAGTAATTCAAGACCGTCAACATAAGTTTCTAGCCAATCTTTTCTTGAGTTAATATCATTAGAAAAATCACTCAGTAGATTTGAAGAAAGTTCTGCTAGGTATTGTTCTGGGAGTTCTTCCGCAAGGTTCGCTGAAAACTCATCTTCAGGCATACGATCAGGATCAATGTTTATCTCCATATCACCAATCTTAATATTGACCTCTTCAGGATCTTCAATCTCTATTTCAATGGCGGTTTCTTGTTCGCCGAGTTCTTCCATCCCTTTGGGTGCTTGGTATAATCCTTTGTCAATATCAGCCATTAGTCTTTCCTTTGTTAATCTATTATTTTATTATTGCCTTGAAGGGGTTTATTAATTAGTTGTGCTAATTCTTCTACTGTACGAGAAGCTCCAGTACGAGCATCTGCATTATTATATCTTGGTTCATTTTTTAACGCTCTTACAACAGCTTTAAATCTATCAGTAACACCATCTCCACCGCTTTTTAGTCTGCGTAAATAATCTTCATTATTCAAAAACTCTTTTGCCGCAACATCATAATCTCTTGGCGTTTCTGCAGAAGACAATAATTTTCTAAAAGTAGGACTTTGTCCTAAGTCCCCTCTATAGTGAGCAGCCATTAACTCTTGTCTAAGTTCCGGAGAATAACTATCATAATTACCCATACCGGGTAGGGCCTTTAAATCTTTTGCGTGTTGTTGATATGCATTGCTAAAACCACTTAAAGAGTTTTTACCTTCGGCATACTTGTTTGTTTGTCCTACACCCCTAGTTAAAACATCTCGATCATCTAGGTAATATGCATCTACAAACCCTTCTAGTTCTATAATTCTTTTTTCTTCCGGTGACAGTTCTCTATCTAAACGTTTTTGTACTTCATTAATAGCGTCACGGCCTCTATAATATACGCCAGAACCTCTAAGTTCACGTAAACCTTTATATGGGTTTTGTTTTGTACCTTTTGGGTATTTCATTACTAAACCTTAGTTATAATGCGTATAATCTTTTGTGTGCTCGACCTCTGAAGACCTGTCTTTCTTCTTCTTCATCGTTCGGTAATCTAATAAATCCGCCCTGCCTAAATCTAGCAAGTGCTAAAGTAGTGGAGTCTACCAAGTCATCGTTAGCTCCACTAGGAAAATCGTTACATTCCTCTATAACTTCATGTGCCCAGCGTCTATCTGGCGCCCAAACAACTCCACCATGAAACAAATCAGACACAGCATTCACCCTACTTATTTTATCTTGTCCTTTGCCTGGTGTAAACTCACCTACGGGAATACCCATTCGCCTAAATTCTTGGTATAAAGCTGCACCATTAGACTTTTTCTCTACAATAAACGCATCAGGCTCCCATTCACGGTACTCTTCTAGGCACATTTGCTTTAATTCAGGGAACTCTAGTCGCTGTTTGATTGAATTTAGCAAAATAATGTTGTGGTTGTTAACTTCCTCGTTATAAAAGACACCCCAAGTGGTTAATGCGTTGTAATCCGCCCTATTATTGGCTTCCTGCGCCGCATCTAATGTCATTATTATAAATTCACAGGGTGGTGGGTCGTCTTGTTCCCATATATTCCACCACTCGCGCTTAATTAGTGCCCCTTCTTCCGATACCGGGTTCTGCATATACTGCGCGTTCCAATATCTTATGTCAATCGAAGCTCTTCTAGACTGTAATTCCTTTATGGGCCAGAACTCTGGCCACAATGATACCTCTTCTCCTTGTTTATCTTCTAAAATCGCAGGAAACTCTACAACTTCCCAGTCATCTACGTCATCATTCTTAACCATTTGGTTTATTATCTGTCCTGTCAGGTCTAATTTAGACCATCGAGTCATAACAACAATAATAGCACCACCAGGCATAAGGCGCTGTAACGGACCAGACTGAAACCATTCCCATGCAGGGAGAAAAACATCAGACTTGCCAAGCTTTGCATCTTGTTCTGAGTGGGGATCGTCAATAATGAATAGGTCGGCACCCCTACCAGCCAAAGCGCCACCAACACCAATTGCAAAATACTCACCATTAAAGTTAGTACCCCAACGAGAAGCGGATTTGCTGTCTGCTTGAAGTGATACATTCGGGAATACGTCTTTGTACGGATCAGAACCAACCAAATTTCGAACCCTACGGCCGAAGTTAACAGCCAGATCCGCAGTGTGCGAAGCCATGATAATCTTTTTCGCAGGGTGTCTACCCAAAAACCACGCGGGAGCCAAGTATGATATAAGTTCTGACTTCCCGTGACGAGGTGCGATGTTAACAATAACCCTTTTTCTTTTACCTTCAGCAATTTCTTCAAACAACTTAGCCAATCTCGCATGGTGTGCTCCTATTTTATAATCAGGATAAACGTGTTGGATAAAATCTAGGAAGTTTGCTTTGCCTTGTTCTTGCGTTACCTCTTTCTGATACTGTTGCAAAAGAGTCAGACTTCTCTGCCGTTCTTTCTCCGGCATATCTGGTAGCGCGTTTTGTAGTAGTTCTAGATCCTCAACACTAATCATCGTTTATTACTTCGTGTTTCCCATTAATAACTTTGCTTTTTAGTGATTCTATTGTTTCT